AATTTTAATAAATCAATAAGATGCTCTACTTCTCCCGATACTTTAAAATTATGTATTAAATTTAAAGGCTTATCCTCTTTTACATTAATCACAATATCAAGTGGTAGCAAATCGCATCTACCCTTACAATCATTGTCATCTCTTATAGCTCCACTTGCAAAAGTCCTCATAAGTCCTCCTTTATAACAACAGGTATAACACTATCAACCTTAAGTTTATCATTAAACATCCCATATCTCCTACCAAGTAACTCAGCAGCTTTCAATCTTTCTCTCTCATCTGGAGGTTTACTAATTATATTGGCAGATGAGCATCCATCACCAGTACCCTCAACAGCAACTACACAAGCTCTAGATTCTCCTCGCATAACAGACGTGAGATACTCAAGTACTTCTTCAAGTTCTGCTACTCTAGCACTCTTCATTTTTTGCATATACCCTTCAATGTGTGATTTTATCTCAGGTTTGCTCAGCAGTTCACTCCCAATCGAGTACGCAGTCTTTTTACTATAACCTGATCTAATTGCAGCTTGAGTCGCATTCAAATCAATCAGATATTCAATTATAAATCTTTCTTGCTTCTTAGTCATACCTCACCTCCTCGTTATCACAAATTTTCACATTCTAATTATCTCACAACGCAAGATGGAAATGATGGGAAATTTACGGAACTTTTTAAATATCTTTACTAAAATCACATTCCTTCTTTATTCACTTAAATACAAAAAGTGGTACTTGCTTAATAGCAATACCACTTCATAAACTTTTTTTATTTTTCATACCTTTTTAATCTATATAATATTTCATCCATATCCGTGATATTTAATACTTTTCCATTATCTCCAATCCTATAGTCGATCTTATCTAAGTCTAACTCTTGACATGAATCCAATTTAACAAAACTATCTTTTATAAATGGTGGTTTAAAATTTATTAATCTATAATTATCCTTAAATCCTAATTTATGTTCTTTACCCTCAACAGATGATACTGTTAATACATTTATCTTATTTCCATTAACTCCTACAACTAAATAAGGACGTTTCTTCGGAATTCCTTTTCCATCTATATATTTAATTCTTACCCAAATACACTGCCCTATTTTCAAAATATAACAAGTTCTCCAAACTCATCTAAATATATACTATAACAATTTTCATCTAATTCATTTAAAGTAAAGTCATACAATTCATCCATTATGCTATAAGATTCTCCATCAACTATAAAGGTTGCATCAATATTTAAATTATTAGGGTCATAATAAAATGTAATACCATTTATAACTTCAGTTTTCTTATTCTTATCTCTATTTCTATAACTATCAATTATATTTTTAATTATAGGTAATTCTTTCTTAATGTTATCATTCGATACAATACAATAGTTTTCACCATCAACATATGAATCCTTCCAAAAATCAAATTCATGATTTAAATCAGATAATTCTTTCGCTGACAATTTATCAAATATGTTTAATGTAATATCTAATGCCTCAAGTTCACATTCTGAAAAATTGGGCTTAAAAGATTCACTTTCCTTTTTTAAACCTAAGTAATCATTTTTATATTTAAGCCTTACAGAATCAACCACACAACCATTCTTAAATGCGTATAGTCTATCTTTAAATAAAGGTTTGTTGTTAAGTGCCATATTAACCAAATTTGAAAATACTAATAACTTTTGTAATTTCATGCTACCATCAAAACTATTATTAAGTCCCGTAGCATTTTTCATAAAATACTTAGCACAATCTAAAACATCTACCATAACAAACCCTCCTTTAATTTATTTTTTTCAATATAACTGTATAATATTCTGCCAACATAATATATTACTATAGGTTATTATAAATCACGTTAAGATACATTAAGTTACTATAAGTTGCTTAATATCATTATAAATTCAAAATATTAATAAAGTCAACGAATTAAACCTGACCTCAACGTGCAAGACTCTTATCTTCATATCAAACTTTTTTTCCTAGGTCTTATTTCAATTTCACAGTCTAGAGCATCAAGCATCAACAAGAAAGTATCTAACTTAACCACATTCCGCTTACTCTCAATCCTAGATATAATCCTAGCATCCCTGTAGACTGCATTAGCTAAATCATACTGATACCAACCCTTTTCTTTCCGTTTTTCAACTACCAAATCTATCAATTTATCATAATCGTACATCCGTTCCTCTCCTTATCTCACACAATTTAATCGCTTCGTCGTTAATCTGACGAGTTCTTTTTTCACTACGACCAATATGTATAGCTATAGATTTCCAAGGCTCAGAATTGAGATAACGCTCAATTAGGACTATTCTATGTAAATTATTGTCGAGACCTCTAATAATATCAAAAGCTTTTTTCTTATCATTTAATAATTCCTTCGATTTACTGAATATACATTTCTCGAGAGCTACATAATCATCTACAATGCTATAAATACCATCCAGATCCTTACTACCACTAACCCGCTCGGAAATGCCTGATTTTATATTCAGAGCCCTCGCTCCTAATCCATCCTTCAAAGATATTAAGCTTTTTATTTCCAGATCTGAAAATCTTATATGCTCTAGCAAATCTCTAACTGATCTCAAATCAAACACTCCTTATCTAACGATTATCTATATTTAAAAGCTAAGTAATCCAATAATTCATCCTGCACTTTACCTTTACGTTGTAGTGCCTCAAGTACTCTTTCTTCGACGGTATTATTACAAATTAAATGGTGTATAATCACATTATGTATCTGACCCTGTCTATAGAGTCTTGCATTAGCTTGTTGATATAACTCTAGATCCCAAGTAAGTCCAAACCAAACAATAGTGTTTCCCCCATCCTGTAGATTCAATCCATACGCACTAGATGATGGATGAGTAAGGAGTAATTTAATCTTACCCTTATTCCAATCATCAACATTATCTTGCGACAACTCTTTTGCAAAATGAAATCTTTCTAAAATTCTATCTAGGTCATGCCTATATTGATAAAAGCATAAGATAGGGCTATCCAAAGTACTCTCAACTATCTCTTCTAATTTATCCAGTTTTTCATTGTGTACAATAAAATAATCACCTGTATAACCATAAACAGCACCATTAGTTAATTGCAATAACTTATTAATTAATACTGATTTAGATACGGCATTAATCTCAAAATCACGAGTAAATTCAAAATAAAATTCTTTCTCGAATTCTTCATAAACTTGTCTATTCTTTAAACTTATTTTTTGGTTAATAAATATCTTATCTGGTAAATACAAATAATCCTCAGCCTTCATACTAATACAAATATCAGAAACTTTATTTTTAATTAATTCACTAGACCCATCTTTTAATTTATAAGTAAATACTCTTTGACTATCTCTCTTGTCGGGTATAAAAAATTCATTTCTGTAGCTAGTTAATGTATTACCAAGTCTCTCACCACTATCAAGTAAATATATTTGACTCCAAAGGTCTATGTACCCATTAGGGTTAGGAGTTCCAGTCAATCCAACAACCCTAACACTCTTACGTATAACCTTCCTCAGAGACATAAACCTATTAGAGGTTGGATTTTTAAAACTAGATAGCTCATCTATAACTATCATATCAAAATCCCAATCTCTACCTAAATAAGTAACAAGCCAAGACACATTTTCCCTGTTAATCACATAAATATCTGCCTGTGTCTCTAAGGCTTTAATTCTCTTAGCTTTATCTCCTAGCATAAGAGATATATTGAGATCTTTTAAGTGATCCCATTTATATAATTCTTTAATCCACGTATCCTCTGCTACTTTTAACGGTGCTATTATTAAGACCTTAGCTATATCAAAACGATTAAACATTAAATCATTGATAGCTGTTAAAGCTATAACTGTTTTGCCCAGCCCCATATCAAGAAACAAACCGCATCTATCAATCTCAATTATCTTGTTAATTGCTTCCTCTTGGTATTTGTGAGGTCTAAATTCCATTCCTTGAAAACCCCCTCAATCTTATCCTTATCATCTATAACATAAACTTTAAATCCTAAATTTTTTAATTTACTATGTACAAATTTTTGAATCTTTCTCGGCTTTTTCCCTTTTTGTTTAAACTCTACAAAAAATATTCTTCCTTTAGGTAAAAGAATTAATCTATCTGGAATTCCAACATAACCTATAAGTTTTATACACAACCCAAAACTAGATTCAATTTTCATCTTAAAATAATTTTCTAGTGTTCTTTCTAACATAAAAACTCCCTTAAATTTGTTATATAAAATGTATACCATCCAAACCCTTATGATATAAGTAATTAACTCTTTGATAACAACACAGCAACAACAGGAACAAATTTTTTCTATATAGACTATATATTATATGTAACATATAACTTATAAATCTTTATACATATATACTATATTTTTTATTATTTTATTTAATATATATAATATATTGTTGTTATTGTTGCCATATATATATAATCCTTAAAATATAAGGCTTATACTCGACAACAGTTTGAGTAAAAACTGTTGCTAAAACTGTTGTCTTTGTTGTCTTTCAACCTAAATTTTTTCTCTTAAATGCTCTTTGTCTTCCATAGTATCCAAAACGAATAGGATTGGCACTCCTAATCCAATTACCACCCTTAATAATAAGATCTCCAATTTCTCGACTCTTTTGCATATTTAAATCTTTCTTGTCTCCTTCGAGCAGTTCGCACCATACTTCAATAACACTTATTTTATCTCTAGGTTTTCCTAATTTCTTTTCATTCCTTATATAATTAATCCTTTGAAATACATCTTTTTCATACCAATCATCTGGTACAGGCATATCTAAATATTCATTTACAATACCTTCAAGAGGGTTGTGTTTTGTATGACTCTCTTGCTGCTGTTTCGCTATAGCGTTAGCTTCTTTATCTAGTATTAATGACTCACCAGCTTTGTAATACTTCACTGCTTCCGCCCATATTTGATCTACTTCATAAGCATTTAAATCTTTCCATATATTCTTTTTAGCTTTGTTTGCATCAACGTCTAAAGGCAAGAATCGTCTATTACCTGTTGTATCTCTCAAACAATTACGATCATTAGTTGTACAAATGAATATACACTGTCTCTTATGACTTTTTGTATTTCTAGCATAAACGCTTCTAAAATTATCTTCCTGTTTACTCATAAATTGCTTTATTGTCTCGATTTCTACTCTTTTCATAGCTGCAAGTTCAGCGATCTCTATTATCCAGTTGCCCTGTATCTGTTCATATGCTTCTCTACCTTTAAGTGTTGTTATACTATCGCTATACCATTCTTTACCCAATCTTTTTATTATCTGGCTTTTACCTACCCCTTGATCTCCTACAAGCACTATACTTGTGTCTAGTTTTACTCCAGGTTCAAATATTCTAGCAACAGCTCCAACTAATGATTTTCTCGTTACTGATCTTGAATATATATTATCTTCAACACCCAAGTAATCAATAAACAATGTGTCTAGTCGATTGATTCCATCATAATTTAAAGAATTTAAGTAATCTAATACAGAGTTAAAGCTGTTTTTCTTTACTATAACTCCGTAAGCATCATAAGTATTATTCCGATGATTTATTTCATAGTTCTTTTCTAGATATAAGCGTAATCCAGAATCATCAGAATCTTCCCATTGTCTTTTTGTATTACTCTTATCCCATGGAATAGACCCAATAATCCATGTTTTATTATTAAAGGTATCTATTTTAAATTTATCTTTTAAATTTTTGTCATTTGATAGAATAATCTCAATATTTTCTATAGAAGGCTTAATCACATTCTTTTTGTTATATTTTAATTTACTTTTCCAGATATCATTTCCTGATAATTTAGCATTACAAGATCTCTTTTTTATTAACCATGTAACGTTATTTCTAAGTGCCTTAAAGTCGCATTCTACCGTTTTCCTGAAAGTCGCATTCTTTCGTGTTACATGATCCCCTAAATATTTAAGCTTAGATTCTTTTTTAATAAAACTTTTTATCTCATTTTTGTCTATTTTTTTATTCCTAATAATGAAATGACTCATTATTTTAAACGAAGGTAAGTATTTTAAATTTGTTTTCTTATCAAATTTCTCATCTAAATGACCATATAAATGAATTCTTAATAGATCAAAAGCATTACAAAGTCTTCCACTTGTTGGATCAGTTGCATGGTTTGAATATGTAAATAATCCATTATCATATATTAAAACCCCTCCATATGTACTTCCCTTAATGTACGTATATCTATCATCACTACAGGGGGAATAAACATCATATAAATATTCCTCTATAACTTTTCTAACATCATATACTCTACAAAACGCACCTATTATTCCACCTTTATCTCTTGGATCCTGTTGTCTATGTTTATGTACTCTTATTTTGTTTTTTTCTCTATCTGATACATACCACTGTGATCTGTCTCTCCAGTCATCATATAATTCCAAAGTTTTATCTACGTCCAAAGGGAAAGTATCTCTAAATTTAAATATATATTCACCATCTTTACTTACACTTGGATAATACATGAGTCTGTGAGGTTGGTATGTTGTATCATCAAACATATTAATATCTATTTGATTAGCTATTTGTCTTCCTAAAGCTTCATATTCTTCATTGTCACAAGTACGAGAAAGAGGTATAATTAATCTATACCTCGGATTATGTTTTGTGTATTTATGTGTTGAAAACACACAATAACTGAATTCAAAGTAAGTTTCTAAGAATTCAGTTATTTCTTCATTTGCATAATCTGCATCTAAAGTTAATATGCATCTATTTAACACATTGTTAGTTCTACGAAATCCGTCTCTCAATTCTCCCCCAACAAACCCACCAACATCTTTAATATCATCTTGTTTTGATTTCTCCATATTAAAATATTCTTCTTGTGTTTCATCAGTTATAATAGGTTTCTTCAAACTCTCAACAAATTCTAACCAGCTTAATTCTATCTTATTCCAATTCTTACTCTTTCTACTTTTTCCAACTGATATAATCATCACATATCAACTCCTTTTAATCTTTTTTATAAAACATAGTTTCAAATCCAGATGCACTCAAATTCAATCCCTCTGCCCATTCTATAGGTTCAGCCATAATATTTTCTATGTCCTCAACTAGAACATCTTTATTAGTTTCTAGTATCACTTCATCATGCACATGAAAAATTAATCTAAATCCTCTATTATGTAAATTCTTAATGCTTTCTGCTAAACAATCTCTTGCTACTGCTTGTACAATATTTTCAACCAATTTCCCCCCGTAGGTTTCTATATCTTCCCAAGCTTTAGTAGTTCCATTAACTCCCTTATAAACAATTGATTCACTACCAAACCTATTCAAAACAATTTTAGGTTGAACATATGAAAGTTTACGTCCTGAAGGTAAAGTGATAAATAAAATTCCATCTTTTTTATTAAAGATAATACCTTTATCTATACTAGAAGATACTCCTTTAACGGCATTTATTGCACCTTTTTCTACTATTCGCCAAAATCTCGTTATATTTGGATTCGCCTTTCTCCAACTATCAACAAGTTCTTGAAGTTCATTTTCTTTCAATCCCATTTCAATGCCACCCATCTGCTTTAAAGCTCCAACGCTACCACCGTAACCGAGTGCAAGTTCAGCAATTTTTCCTTTTTGCCTTAATGGGCTAGATTTTGTAATAAACTCTAATGGAACTTTAAACATTTGAGAAGCTGACGCTTCATAAATCTTACCATGAGTATTAAATACATCAATTCTCCATTTCTCATCAGCAAGATAAGCTATTACTCTTGCCTCGATTGCTGAAAAATCACACACTATAAATTTCTTATCCTTATTTGGAATAAAAGCAGTTCTTATAAGTTGTGATAATATATTTGGTATGTTGTCATACATCATATCAAACAACTCATAATCCCCTTTTATTATTAATTCTCTTACCATATCTAAATTAGATAAATGATTCTGTGGTAAGTTATGTACTTGTACTAATCTTCCTGCCCATCTTCCTGTTCTACTAGCTCCATAGAATTGAAGTAATCCTCTAATACATCCGTCATTACAAATACAGCTTTTCATTCTTTCATATTTCTTAATTGATGTTTTCCCGAGTTTTAGTTTTAAATCGAGTATTCGTTTTAATTTTTCATCTTTTGTATTATCGAGTATTGACTGAATAGTTTCCTTATCTACACTTAATGCTTCTATTCCTATGCTATTTAGATATTCTTTTACTTGTTTACTTGATTTTGGATTAACACCTTCAGTTAGGTTATCAAAACTACGTTTGCATATATCTGTATAAATAGCATCAAATCTTATAGCACTATCGATGAGTCTTTCATCTACCCTAATCCCTCGATCATTAATAATTTGATCTATAACATAAAGTTCTTGTTCTTTATCTGGTATTGGATATTTTATTAATCTTTTTCTTATCTCTGATTCTACTTTTACATCTTGGATACAATAACTTTTAAATTCCTCCCATTTTATAGGATCATCTTTTGGTGTTCGTCTAATTCCTTTGTGCGGAATTGAGAAATAATGTATAAGCCTTGTTCCTTTAGCATCCTTTTGAGCATCTAAATTTAATGCCTTAGCTACATCTTTCAAATGATTAGGAAGACCTAACATCGACGCTTGAACTGCTGTGCATCTCCACTCTTCGATAGGTAGTTTAATATTTAAAAATCTAGATAAACATACTCGTTCAAAATTTGCGTTATATGCTGTTTTAATAACATCAGGATTGATAAGATCATTAATAATGAATTGTGGTAATGTCTTAATCTCTGTAAGATCTATAATTTTAATTTCTTCATCATCGTATTTATACGCAAATAAGAGTATAGTAAAAGCAGCGGATTCTGCATAAGCATAAACCCCTGCTTTCTTAATATCCATATCACTATAAGTTTCTATATCAATTGATAATGTTTTCATAATAACCCATCCATATCTGTATCAATTGATGCAGCCTCAACAGATTCAAAATCTAGTTCAGCACTTAATTTTCCTCCTAAGACTTCACCTTCATCTGTTTTCATCAAGTTATTGAGTCCACAAGCTATACCTTTATTGCCATTAGTATTAAAAGCATAAAAATTAATTGATGCATATCCATAGCAGCCACTATAGAAATCTTCTGGGTTTGTAATTGGATTTTTATATCTATCTAATATACCTGGTTTATTAACACTATTTGCATTTACAAAATAACAACCCATATAAACTTCATCATCTGGTCTTTCTAAATCGCCATCTCTTAATGGTGTTTTAACATTAGGAGGAATTTTACCTCCAAAAACACTCACTCCGGTTTTCTTAGCATTTTCTATAGCTTGTTTTATATTATTTAATGTTTGTGTGTCTGATTTAGGTATTAATAGGGATATTGAATATTTAGGATTACTACCATTGATACTTTTTGGCTCCCAAACATTTGCGTAACTAAATCTTACTTTCCCTGTAATTACTTTTGTATTCAAATCGCTCATCTATTTAATCTCCTTATTAAATATTCTTAAAGTCTATATCTACACTATTAAATATTGGTCTTTCATCATCTATTGGTACTAGGGTTGGTTTTCCTACTGGCTTAATAACATGATTGCCAAGTATATCTTTAAAATCTTTCTTACCTAGTATTTTTTCTAAAGTGCTTAAACTCTTTAAAGAGGTTTTACAAACTTCTTCAGCTTTGAAACCAACTTCTTCTAAGATCTTAATAACTTCATCTTCCTCTATATTAAAAATCCTATTACTCTTACCTTCTACTACTTTGAATCCTTTAAACTCTACACCATTTAAGGATTGTTTTAATGCATAATCTTTAATGGTTTTACACCATTTAACTAATTCATCTGCATTTCCAATAATCTCAGCAATTTCATCGTTACTCAACTCATTAGGATCTTTGAATTCAAACCTTGCTATTTTTAGTTTTGCATCAGCATAAGCTTTACAAATAGGTCGAGCTTTGCAAAATCCATCATCGCAATGTTTACCTACTACACAATTTCCAATGCCTTCAAAGGCTTTTAAAGCCTTAGCTTTAATTTCTTCCCCCCATTTGAGTAAACAATCAGTACTTATTTTAAAAGTCGATATATTATCCAATCTCGGTTGTATAATTGTAAGATTAACTATCTTAATGTCACACAAATAACCATACTCGTTTAAAGCACCTAATGCGTAGAGCATTAATTGATGGTTGTTATCTGCAGATACTTTAACTCCCCTACCATATTTTAGATCGATTATCTCCAATACATTATCTGATATTACAATCACATCAGATGTACCAAATCCCTCTGGTACCCAATAACCAAAATCTACTCTTTCCTCTAATTTAACAAGGGTATAATTCCGATCGTATCTGTTTACTATTTCCATAACTAGATTACAATAATAATCAGTATGCTTATCCATCTCTTCATCAACATTTAAATCATTAATAGATTCATCATGTGCATCTTTCCCAATCAGATTTAATTTACGCCTAAGTTTTAACTCGCTTAATTCATGAGCTTTTATACCTTCCTTGGCATATTCTGATTCTTCATCCGGAAATTTACTCTCTAATGTTATTGATAAAGGACAATTAAGCCACTTTTTTGCTCCGCTTGCAGATAATTTAGCATGTGCCATTATTTTACCCCACAAATTTTCTCTAATAATTTCTTATAATCAGATGTTTTGACATCTGTAAGCTTTTCAACTCCAAAATCATTTAGTATCTCTTTAGCTACTTTTTTTCCTTTGTCTTTTGCTAATTTGATAAGCTCCTTTCTTAAATCATCAATTTTAATCTCTGATTCAGATTCCTTATTTTCTTCTTCCTTAATCTCTTTCACATCAGATTCCAATTCATTTTCCGATTCTAGTTCGACTTTTCCTGATTCTTCAAAACTTAGTAAATTCTCACATAGTGCGATTAATTTTTTAATTCCTTTCATATCGTTAGAATCAAGCTTAAATGTTAATATCATAGCTTTACTCCCTCCAAATCCAAACCTTATCCATTCATATCCTAACTTCTGCGTAATATTTTTATTGAGTTAATTAATATTAAAATAAAGTCTTCTATCTGCGTTTTTAATTTAATACTCAATCTATTAGCTTTAATATCATCTTCTGTCATCTTTAAAGCTTCCCTAAATGTTTGATCATCAACCTGTCCAATTAAAGACTCTATTTGTTTTTTTATCATATCTTTCACCTCTTTAATGATTCAAACTTTATCATCACAAACCCATAATAAGACCCAGAATTCAAATTACAAATTTTAAAATTCATATAATAAATTAAAGTCAAATTACGTAAACAAGAAATTCAATTTCATATATTCGTTTATAGAAAAATAGACTCCCCTTATAAAAAGAGAGTCTTGGAAAATTAAACTTCGTTATAAAATGAGATGCATTTGAAACATTTAAAGCTTATCACAAACAAGAACAAAAAAAACGCACTAAAAACACACTAAGAATAAACCAAAAACAAATCAAAAAAAATAATATCTAAAAAATAAAAACGGACTCCCTTAAATGAGTCCTTAAAAAACATAATTTTATTTAATTAATCTTTTAAGTTTTAGTAAAGCTTGTTTTTTAATTTTCCCTATATAAGTAGGTGACCAATTTCCATCCATACCAATGGCAACTAATGTCTTACCTTCACAATAATAGGATAGCAAAATATTTTTCTCATGATCTTCAAGCATACTTAAAGCTTTTTCTGTGTAATACACATCTAAATTTTTACAATATAATTCATTCTCTAACAATATTTTAGTGTCAGTTAGATCTTGTATTTGCTCTTTCAAAGTATTTGTAATTTCACTTCTTAACTTAATTCTTGCTATTTTATCATCTATAATACCAATTTTGGTTTTTATCAATTGTACCTCTTTTTTATTAATTGCATACTCTTTCAATTCATAAACGACTTCATCTTCGCGTTTCATAAATAAACCTCCGTCACAACGATACTCAGTTAAATTATAAAGATCGTTCTTATCCACAAATAAACTCTAGCAATTATTAAAATTTTATCTTAGGTATTTTTTTAATAAATAACTTTATATGAACATACTCCCGTAATATTTTATAAACCTAAATTTACCATTTGTCAAATTTTAGGAAAATCTATTTAAAAAAAACATATCAAAAAAATTCTATCTCACTACTCTGTTTTTATATTTTTTATATTTATATTTGGTATTCTGTTTAGAACCAACAAATTATATTAATTCAACCAATAAATTATATTAATTCAACCAATAAATTATATTGAGACCCTGCTCTTTATTTTTTAAAGCAAGGAATTTTTTTTGAATTTTAATTGTGTATTTTTTAAATAATATATTAAAATTATTTGTAAACTTTATGAACAAATGTTTAATTTTAAAGAGGTAGTTATGGTAATAAAACAAAAAAATAACGGTAAGTGGGAATATTGCGTATATCTTGGACTGGACGAAAGAGGCAAAAAAAAATATAAAAGAAAATCTGGTTTTGTGACTAAAAAGGCTTGTGTGAGAGAAGCAACTAAAATACAAAATGGTGAGAATATTAGATCATACAAAACATTTGAAGATATCTGTAAACTTTATTTAAAAGATTGTGAATTAAGATTTTTAAGAGATACAACCTTGCAACTTTATAAAAGCAGAATAGAATTCATCAAAAAAAATTTTCCCTACGACAAAGACGTAAACAAAATAGACATACAAGATATAAACAACTTTATCATACGCTGCAAAACAACAACTCGAGGTCATTATACAAGGCATATGGTTGCTCTGCTTAAAACAATTTTAAAATTTGCCATAAGTAATGATTATATGAGAGGTGAGATTTTAAACAAAATACACTTACCTCCAATGTATAAAGGGGAACGCAGGATATGGTCTAAATCAGATGTGGTGAAGTATCTACCAATGTTAGCAAAATTTAAATACTTTGATATTATCATGATAATACTCGAAACTGGTCTAAGACGTGGCGAAGTATGTGCATTAACATGGGATTGCGTAGATCTTGCAAATCGCACAATTAAAATTAATAAATCATATGTTAGCTTTTTGGGGCTAAATACTATCACCTCGCCTAAAACAAACAGTAGTAACAGAACAATAATATTGCTAGATCATAGTTTAGAAATACTCAAAAATAGAAGCAAAAATAGAAAATCTAAATATGTATTTTGTGATAAATACAAAAATCCTATCAAACCTAATATTTTATATGCTTCGTTTAGGAGATTTCTATTAAGACATAACATAAAATATATCACAGTGCATGATTTAAGGCATATACACGCAACACTACTACTTAACAGCAACATTGATTATAAAATGCTTTCAAAAAGACTTGGTCACACTAATGTAGCTTTTACCTTACAAACATATACGCATGTGTTACCAGAACATGAATTTAACACATATAAAGAATTAGGCGATATTATGCTAAAATAAGAGAGAAAGGGAAAACAATATATTAGTTTTCCCTTTCTCTCTTATAAGAATATAGCTTATTAGACTTAAAATCATACAACTAGCAATTTTAGTTGGTAGTATATCATACTTACATCACCATAACTACAAGTACCATTTTCACTAAATGCTCTCTCTAGATCTCTAAAGAATAGTTGTGGTTTAGTTTTCGTGTAAGTGCAGAAAGTAAAGATGTTATCAAGCCTCAGAAACTTTTGAGAGTTTTCAGTGCAAGCCCCAATAGTTTTCCTTAAAAAACTTATATATTCTCTATTGTCAATTTTTAATTTTCTATACTCAGGGTTCTTGTTGTCAAAATCCATAAAATCATTCGGTGCAACCTTTAGACTTTTGCATATATTTAAAAATACATGTACAGTTGGCATCATTGACCTTGTAGGTATTACACTCTTAGCTATCTTAACTCCTCGTATATCTTCAAGCTCTTCAGCTCTATTAAATATATCTTTAAACGTTATATTAATAAGGTTTTCATCCTTTGTTGATTCAATCTTTTGATTATCCTCTAAAATTTTATATTCCTCACCATTTAAAAAAAATTCATCCGATGACATCCCTAATTTATCAAGATAACTATAAAACTTTTTTAAAGATACAACCTTTTTATTATTTTCGAAAGCATAAAAAACAACTCTGCTATCATCTATGTCTATGGCTTTCAAGCCCTTACTTATTCTAATTCTCCTGAAATGTTCTGCTAAAAAAAATAAAAACTCCTCAAATGTTTCAAAGGAATTTCCAAAAATATACGTATTATCATTAAACATTAATAAATTCCTTACATCCAGCTCTAAATATTTTGAAATATCAAATAAATTCTTAAACGTTGTACTTCCTCTTTTAATAATTGAAGTTGGATCACTTAATCCGTTATTTCTAAAACTTCTATAAGTTAAATTATTAAGTTTAATGTATTTATCTATTTTTTTTCTTAAATTAATTCTAAAACAATCCATACATAAACCCCTTTATAATACAGTATTTACAATCAAATTATGTTGACACGATTTAGTTTTAGTTATATAATTCAACTTGTAACACAAAACAAATCGCCTTGAGCCTGAGAAACTTAAGCGATTCACAAAACACAAAAGAAAGGAGTTAATGTATGAATTTATCTAATGTAGTTATGAAATCCAGCTTATTGACAGCCGGCTGTAAATTTTATTACTCTTATCTTATTAAGATAAATGAAGCATCCAGAAGAAATAACTGGAAAATTATAGATGGTCAATACAAAGACCATAATTTCGTAATCGTCAAAGATAAGGAAACTGCTGCAACTTTAAAAATAGGTACAGCAAGCATCACTAACTACAAAAGACAGCTAAAGTCTTTAGGATTGATAAGTATTTTAAAGAAGTTTACTACTAGGACAAATCAAGTTAAAAATAAACATTTTTACCAAATAACTGTAGTACACAACAACATTCCAAGAAAATTCATTAGCAAGACACTAACTTTCAATGGCAACATTAAAAAACCTACAATCAGAAAAACTAATAATAATATTTTAGCACGAACTAAATTAAAAATAAACAATTTTAAGATAAACATGCGTAATAAAATTAAAAACACAGTAAACAAGGTTAATAATTTAAAACATAATAATCAAATAAATACTGATGATCCAACAATTAAAATAATCAAAGATATGCTTGGATCTTATAATGTGCGATATAAATTTAAAGATCTAAATAAATATAAACAATTATATGAATACTCTCCCCAAAAATTTAAATATGTGTGCGAGGCTTGCTCAAATGCATTCATGTATGCTCCTTTTAGTTATTTTAGTAAGGTGTTTGAAAAATACGAAAAAAACTATAAATACAAGAATCCTTTTATTAACTTCACTCAGCGGAATTATGATTTTGATGCTTTGGAAGAACGACTATTTGGATACAGTACAAAAAATCATGGTTATAAATATAATTTTGAAGAATTAGAAAACTTGTAAAATTGTTGGACAATCTTATCCATAAAGGAGAAATTTAAAATGCTTTATAGTAAAGATAGAGATGAATTAGTGAATATATTAAAGGAGTCTATACAATTTTTTAATAGCTTAGATTATAGTAGTCGTATTTACTATACGATTGAAGATTTAGATGAACTTGTAAATAATTTCTATCCAATAGTAGAAACATTCCGTATTAAGGCAACAGGTATGATAATAGGATATTTATTTTACACGAAAGGGAATATAAAGATACAAGACATCTCTAAAAATCCTAAATTACCAGATATCAAAATATATACTGCTTTAGTTGAAACTCAATCAGAAGAATCCAAAGTTAAATTTTGTTTTGAACTAATGAATTTTAACGAACTAGATATATGTAAAAGACTCTTTGTTAAGGATAGAGATGATTTGAAAAAAGAAATAAAAGAAGCAATATCTATTTTAGAAAGATTAGACTATACAAAACGTTATGTTTATAACCCATTACAATTATTAGAATCCTTGAAACCTCGTACTCCTTACTCTAAACTCCTAGAAAACGCTATGATAATAGCCGGTACTACAGTTAGATTCTATAGTAGTCAGATTAAGCAGTTACCGCATCAAAATGAAATTTAATAAATACATAATTATGTAGGTAGGTTAAAGATGGATAAATTTATAGCAAAACATAATATTGAAAGCAATTTTTGTGATATATTATTAATACTTACTAATTCTACATGTCCTATTTCATCGTTTGAAGAGATAAAAAATATTTTGCCTACTCCAAACAAACATAGGATATTGATTGATCAAATTTTACACATTGGTAATAATAGTGAAAGATTTATTTCTCTTAAAACGTACAAGAAGAATATAATAAGATCTTCTATTAATTTTATAGAAATACCTAAAAACGATAAAATAAGAGTGATATCTAAAGATGTTTTATTAGCCTATGATTTAATAGACTTTTCAATCTTAACTCCTATTCAGAAAAAATTGTTAAATAAGGGAATTGCTATATAAAATATTTCTCTTTAAACTCATCGCTTTCACTCCATTTTTTTAACATATCACCTACACTCATGTTTGAATTTAAACGGTCATTCCAATAATTAATACCTTCATCATCCGGCTCTCTTTGAAAAATATTGTTGTATAAAAGAGTTAATATTTCTGTATGATCTTTTTTAATTATTAGTTCATCTTTAAATTTTTCCCATTCTTCCCAATTATTTTGATTCCAGATATTTGGACAAATTTTACCGCTAGCATCATAGTGCCTAACAATCCTATCTAAAGGGATATTATATTTTTGCATTAGATATTTAACTAACTCTATTGTGCTTTTATAAGTTTTCGAAAAATCTCCGTCACTATTAATACACATTTCAATTCCTATACTATTTTCATTTGTTATCCCATTCTTACCTTTGCCATCTCCACAGTGCCAACTCTTATCTTCATCTCTTATTATTCTCAAGATTTCTGTATCATCCACAAAATAATGGGCAGATGCTCCTCTATCTGCCCTATTGTGCAAAATAAAATGTGCTTCCGCATTTGCTCCTCTATCTGCATTTCCAGTATCGTGTATAGTTATGTATTTTATCTCTTCTCCATTTCTAGATGAAAAATTATATCTGACTAATTTTTCATTAATTTTAATTTCTATTTCGATCCTCTCCTTAAAAATCAAAGAACCACCCTAAAAGGTGGTTTTTCATTGAAAAAATATTTTTTTAGATTGTTTAGTTTTAAATCAAATTTTTATCAACTCACTAAATCGATTCTAAGCCTCTATTTTTAACGTATTAATGTAATTCATCATCTAATATAAAAAACTTCTTAAAATTGATATAAGAAGGATTTAAATGGTATCACCTTATTTTTTATCCTTTTTATTATTATTATTCAGAAAATCTAAGGCTCTATCAAAAAAATCCGGTATATTTACTCCTAAAAGTTTAGCATTTTCTAAAATTGAAACTAATTCATTAATAAAAAAAGCAGTAATAACAATATCAACCGCATATTTAAAATCGATATTGTATTCTGCTAAATAAAATGTTGTTAAAAAAGACACCCCAACTAAAAGTAACGAGGTTAATTTTTTAAGCAAACCTTTAAATCCAACCTTACTTGATATTTCTCCATCACCGTGTTTAGATTTTCCTAAAATCCCCAGACCTACACCTAGAACATAATCAATACTCATAACTATTATTAAGCTTCTAAGTAACATATTAAATTCTATTAGAAATGCAAATCTAACTAACAATATTAAAATGATTAATAATAATGCGATCTTAATCGAATGGTTCTTCATGTAATCACCCTTTTCTTAGCTACTTAAATAAGTATCAGTTTTATAACTATATGACCATTGGCTATTATCACCGCCTGACAACAAAAAGTTTGATCCTATCCTAGATAAAGTATGATATCTCCATGTTTTAGGAGATGCTTTTTTATTTATAAATACATTTGTCTCCACATCAAATATTTGTGTAGTATTTCCTGTGTCATCTGTGCCACCATTGATTAAAATCAAATTATCACTAATTTTTAGACTTTTGTGATCCTGTCTATTTACAGTGAGATTTATTTTTTGAGTACTTGAATCAGACTCTATATCAAAAATATAATTTACGAACCTATTATTAGTTTCGTTACCACCATTAATTAATACTTGATTATCTTGTATGTGTGAAGTGGCATGACGATCTGCAGCTACTCGCATATTGCTCTTAGCTGAAAATACATTATCATTAGCATTAAAAATATATTGATTAGCCACAGTAGTGGTACTAGAATTAGCTCTTAATCCTCCGCTCAATAAAAACTGATCCTTAGTTGCAACAAATGTATGATTCGACAATCCTATGGGTAAATTAACTTTTGCTGTAAAAGTATCAGTATCTATAGTATAGGCATATGTACTGTTAGCCACCGTACCACTACCCCTACCACCACAATAATAAATTGTATCGCCATACTTAGCACCATCATTCTCCGTTACTGTGTAAGGATAATTTTGTTTAGATACAAAAATATTACTGTTTATATCATACAATTTTTGTATATTATTAGATCCTCCGCCAAATATAATCTCCTTATTATTTATATTAACCGCTGTATGCCCACCTAAAGATTGATACAAATTAATAGGTTGTATCAATTGCATAGGTATCAACTCTATTAATTCTAATAAGGTAAGGTTATCATTAACTTCGATAGATTTAGATATCAAAAATTCTTTTAATTTATCTTTTAATTTTCCTATGTTTTTATTTAGTTTCTTAAGTTTAAAATTAGAAATCGTCATTTTGTCACCTCAACCTCTGTGGAACTCATCCAGATCTAATATATAGGATTCATGTATACTTGGAGCATAATTTCCTCCACTTATTAGTATGTTTTCTTTTGCGTTTACAGCTTTATGCCAATTTCTATTCGGATCTAAATTAGCTTTAGTAGTAAAGCTATCTGAGGTTATATTATATAATTGCTGAGACTTACCTGAATCTGTAGATTCACCGCCACTAAATAATACACTACCTCTAGTATATACCCCTGTATGCGACATCCTGGATACACTAGAATTAACTTTATTTATAAAAATATTTGTTTCCATGTTGTATATTTGTTGTGTATTTTGCGTATTTGTGCCATTGCCAAAACTTATTAATACACTATTACTATTTATTAAAACGCTGCTATGTACTATCCTACCAGGATTAATATTAGCTTTAATTATAAAACTATCTGAATTTATATTATATAACTTTTGACTGGTCTGAAGATTAGGAAAGCCACCACATATCAAAACACTATTATCATCAATAGTTATACATGTATGATCATATGTAGTACCACTCAAATTAGCCTTAGTGGTAAAGCTATCTGAAATTATATTATATAATTGCTGTATTGCACCACCGTTAGGATAACCGCCATTTAACAGAACATTATTATTTACGTTACATCCAGCATGCTCATATTTACCAGGATTTAAATTAGCCTTAGCTGTAAAACTATTTGAATTTATACTATACAATTGCTGAGAGGTTAAATTATTTTTGCTGCCGCTAAATAATATATTCTCATTAACAAGGACTGCTGTATGTCCTATCCTCGGTATACTTAATTGTATAGGTAAGATGATTTTAAAATTATCTGGTATTAATTTTACAAGCTGCCTAAAAGATGCATTTAATGGATAAACTATACATTTATTATCTAATAGCTCTTTAAGTTTATCTTGTACCTTTGTCAATAATTGAGATAAATTCTTTATTCCAATTTGTATATTATACATGTGACATTTCCACGGACTGTAATTTATTAATCATATCTATCATATCGGTACCCTCTACTTCCCAATCCTCCGCTTTTTCCCTAAGCTCTATATATGCAATATCTATATACTTTTTAAGCTCATCAAATTTAGAATATACATCTCGAATACTTACACTCATCTAAACACCACTTTCTAATTTTTCACTTAAAATCTCTTTTATATCAGATAACAATTGTTTCATCTCTATTAGTTCATCTTGTTTTTTAAGTTCTGACATAAATATTGTAGCTGTCTTAACATCTTCAATATCTACATATGGTGTGTTTCTAACCTCTTCTAAGTGCATTGTATATAATTCAGCTACATCTTCAGCTTGGGCTGATAAACTTATATTATGGTTAATCCTTAATGTTTCAACATCACTTACTTCAATTATTCTATTACCTAATTTAACCAAAACTATCTCGTCTGCATGTTCCAACCCCGCATCTTTTATAAATTTCTCTGCACTAACTCCATTTATTGGGCTTGTTTTATCCCATATCTCATATTCATATTGTAACCCTCCGACTCTAGGATCTTGGGTCATCGTTCTAGGTTTAAGAGCTATGTCTTTTATATCTGTATCACTAATCAAACCTTTAATCTTAAGGTAATTTAACTCTTCATTTCCCCATATACCTTGGTTAAAAAATCTTTTAAAACTTTCCATTTTAGCATTAATCATTTGTTCTACCTACCTTTTCTAAACATTCGTCTAAGCCTTATACTAAATCGCCCATAAATAAATCTGGATCAACCCCAAATTTAAAATTTGATATTTCACCATTTTGCTTAACAATTTTAAGTGTTTCTTCATCCTCGTCATATGTAATACCATGCGTGCCATTTTCATCGCTTACCTTAGTATTAACATGATTATCTATCAAAGACTCCGCATTCTGCCCTGTCGATATATCTTGCCATGCATCATCTTTTTTAAATTGTAAATTGTTCGAAGTCTCATCAATTCTAATACCATGGATTCCGTTTTCATTAAGAACTGATTGAGTTTTATGTTCATTACTTGTAATAAAAGTTTTAACTTCATTATCCAACATATCAATTGTTATTGATCCAGCAGGAATATCTGTATTATTAAATATAACTTCTACATTTTCAGCTCTACCAACAGCTATTATAAACTGTAAATTTTGATTGAATACTTGTCCATCTTCAGCAGGTGTTAAATAATCAAATTTACTGCCTTAGTTAAGATAAGCATACAGTATTTCTTCTCCCTCGATTTCGGCATATATCCCGATCTCCCTAAATTTAAAAGCTTCCGTAATATTAGCAGAATTAATTTTTATATCTACTACAACCTGACTGCCTTCACCTCTTACATTTAATATATCAACGTTTTTTTTGTAATTTATAAGTTCTGTTAATTCGGTAATGTCTATACCATCTTGTATTTCACCATCACCTATTTGGGCTTTGGTAAATCTCATTTGTTTACCAGATATAACAGCACTTGAAAATCCATAACTTTTTTTAGTTAAACAGACGTGTTCGAAAAACACATTCTTTTTATCCATTACTGACCTCCTGTGTATAGAGCACCATATACCCAATCACTGCCGTTATGCTCAAAAATAAAATTATAATTACCTTCATCTCCTTGATACCCACTGCCAAAATAGTACTCAGTGCCAAAATCAATATTAACTCCATCTGATATAT